CGCCCGGAAGGGGAACCACTATTTCGGCATGTACCAAGTAGTGAACGGCCACGACAACAACGAGATGGGCCTCGTCCTCGGCACCCGAAATTCCCACGACAAAATGTTCGTAGCGGGCCTAGCGGCGGGCGACGGGGTGTTCTGCTGCGATAATCTCTCGTTCTGGAGCGAAGTCGTGCTGAGCCGGGTCCACACCACGAACATCGTGCGCGACCTCCCGCTGATCTGCAACAAGGCCGTCGGCATGCTGGCGGACAAATGGACGGATATGGAAAGCCGAATCATCGCCTACAAAGCTCATGCGCTCAGCGACGAACAGGCGCACGATTTCATCATCCGCGCCGTCGACGCGGGCGCGCTCACCACCACCGGCATCCCCACGGTACTCAAGGAATGGCGCATGCCCAGCTACGCGGAGTTCTCCGCCGACGGGCGCAACGCTTGGCGGCTCCGCAACGCCTTCACGGAGTCCTACAAAGCGGTCGAGAACCCGGCCTTGCTCACCCGGCGCTCCCAGATCCTCAACAGCATGCTGGACGCCTCCTGCGGCCTCCTGTGCAAAGACAAGCCTGTGATCGACATCGAAACCGTGAACGCCTAAAGGGCCGAACCAGGGGCTGGCCATACCAGCCCCTGTTCTATGCTTTGTGAAACATATCAGCTTCATGCGTTACCAGCGCGTTTATGAAATTTTGCAGACCGATCACCTACTGGCCCGAAAACTGAGTGAGCCGAGCATCGCCATCTGCCGACTCGATCAAAGCCACAAACTTTTCCCTAAAGAAGTCGTACAAATTACCGAAGAAATTCACCAGCGCGACATCGACAGCTATACGTGCGAGAAACTGGACATCATAAAATTCGCGCACGACTTCCTCGTAAAGACCAAATCTACTCCCGAGCCAAAACCTGTTCCCCTTAAAACCATGAAAACCATGGATCAAAAGCCTATTGCCGCCATTTTACAAGAACACATCAGCCAAACCGAAGCGCACATCGGCCAAATCGAAGCCGTCATTAAAAGTCTGAACCAGGAGCTGGAGCCACTGAAAACTGAACTTCAAAGCTGCCACGTCGCCTTGAAAGCTTTGAAGACGGCATGCTCATCAGCCAATCCCCCGCCCCCGCCCGCGCCCAAACCAAAGGCTGTTCCCACACCAACGATCCCCACACCGACGATCCCCAAACCAAAGGTTGTTCCCATTAAAGCCGTATCTGCCGCACCTGTCGCAGTTGCAGGTTCAGCCGCAGGCTACGCTACCGGTTCGGCCACGGTATCAGCTGCGCCGAGCGCAAGTCCAGCTCCAGCTCCAGCTCCAGCTCCAGCTCCAGCTCCAGCTCCAGCTCCAGCTCCAGCTCCAGCTCCAGCTCCAGCTCCAGCTCCAGCTCTGACCCCTGTGACCCCCGCCGCAGTACCTGCGCCGAGCGCAGGTCCAGGCGCAGGTCCATCAAAGCAAAACCACCCCGTAAAGCAGCACAAAGTGGACAAAGACATTGAGAACTTTGAACACTTTGTCGAAGGATTAATCACTCCGCGCAAAACAAGTTCTTAAGCACAAGATCGTTAACCCAAAAGATTCCCTATGACCGTCCAAGGCCAAGACATACCGCAAGCCGTACAAACCGCCTGTTTGAAAAGGGCAAAGCAGAGCCCATTCAAAGCCGCCGCCATCTCAGAAACCGCGATCCATGCCGGGCTAACCGCACCCGCGCCCAAATATGGCATCACCCTGGATGTATTGGCGCTCCGCGTGGCCGACCGGCTGATTCAGACATGGCGCAAGCAAAAGCTGATCCGTTTGCAGCCCGGCAATTTTTGGAAATACCAGCCCTAGCTGTATGGCAGACCAGCCCCCAGAAGCGCCCAAACCCAAGCCGATCAAGCTTACGCAGATCAGCTATGGGCTCACGGTAAACGTAGGAAACTACGAAACGGTTCGCTTTGACCTGACAGCTCAAGTAGCGCTGGACGATGACTGGCGCGACGTGTTGGAATCGCTCCGGCGCAAATCGCGCAAACTCAGAGAGCGAATCCTGAACGAAGGCAACTAGGTATTGTTGACGCTGCGCGGGGCACCAGCCACGTTGGGGCCGCTGTTGATGCCGTAGCGCACGAGCTGCTTCGGAATGCCCGCAGCGCCGAGCCCCGTCCTCAACGGCGCATCCTGCATTGAGCCGTCAAAATCCAGCCCGGTATAAGGGACTGCCGCGTTAAGCACGGCTTGGGTGGATGACCGGCCAGCACCAGCGGCATTGGGGCCATGGTCGTACCTCGCGTTCGGATTGTTGTTCAAATCAGCCATATATTCTCCGGTTTCTTTCCGTCACCTTAACTACGACTGATGCATGTTCACCCCATATTCGGGACCAACGCTGCCGGTGATGACCACCACGGCGATCACCTGCGGATATTTGGTCGGCGGAATGGCCCCGGCGGCGTGCGGACCCATGGACGGGATCTGCACCGACGGATTATTCGTGCCCTGCGACACGCTTCGCGCGGTAAAATTGTACAGGTCTCGTCCAAAGACCTCCTGCTTGCGCACCTGGGGCTGGGTGGGCCGGGCGGACTGCCATGGGGTGGGTTCAGCCATAGTCAAGACTGGTGGGCGTTCACGCCGTAAAGACCATGTTCCGGCGCAACCTCAGTACCATTGGCGGTCACGGGCACGTAGTGGGGCGCGTACGGCCAAGGCTCCGTACCATGGGTGAAGATGACGCGCACATCGGGTTTGGCCAGGATTTTCTGTCCGGCCCCGGCCACCTGCCAAGGAGTGGGTTCAGCCATACTTATTTCTTCATCTGAAGTTGCTGGGAAATGTCCTGCTGGCGCATCATCCAGTGCTCGTTAACCACGCCATTCGTATGGCGCGATTGCGCCAGCGGCTTCAAATTTTTCAGCTCAGTGTATACCGCCGCCAATTGATTGCTCTGGGCCTCCAGCTGAACCTCATAAATGGTGAGCTTGGCGGAAAGGTTGTCGATCAGGACTTGGAGGTTCTTCTCGGTCTTGCCCACCCGCTCATCCACGGTGGTCGCGCCGCGCCAGACGATGACGCACGCGCCAATAAAGACAGAAGTCACGAGGTACGAAATAACGTTCTCGATGATCTTTCTGAAGTTGATGCCTGGAGTTTCAGCCATTGGCCTTAACTACACCAGGAGCCCGTCCACGATTGACTCGGCGGTGGGAGCGGCTCCCTGTTCGGCGCGGATGGCCCGCATGTACTTCGTCAGCGTGGGCCGCGACATCCCATGCCGGGCTTCCAGCTCAGGCATCGGAGTAGTAAATAGGGCTGGATCGTCTTTGAGACGCTGGAGAACAATCGCAGTCCGGGCGGCGGTGGTGGCACGTGTGGCGTCGAGGCGGCCCGCTGCATGTTCTGGAGACTGGGATTTGCCCAGCTTGGCCTGACGCATCTTCTCACGGGCCTCCGGGGTCTTGGCCACCCCGGCACCGACACCCAGCATACGCTTGGGCATGTGGGCACTGGCTTCCTCAAACCAGCCCTCACGCTTGGCAATCCTGTAGGACATCTGGGAGCCATCGATCCACGCTTGCTTGGTCTTGTACTTTCGAGCTTCGGCCATGATGGCTTCTTTGCTCCATTTACTGGCTGTTTTAATGCTGCCTAAGCTACCTGCTTTCGCCTTATGCAGCCCTAACCATCCTTTTTCCTTATATGCTGCCTGCCATTTGCCTTCAGCTGCGATGGCATCCGTAAAAGACAAACCTGTAATCAGTGCTTTGTATACAGGACTAGGACATATTCGCGTGTGGTTAAATACAGGTCCGCGTGAAGCGTGAGACATCTTACGATTTTCGGGCACGACTGTTAGCCCGACATAGGCATAACCATCTGAAAACTCATAGGCATAAATCGTGTAATCCGTAGCAAACGGATTAGCTGCGGGGCGCATGTGGGCAACACACTCGTCCCAAATAGGTCTTAAGCGTGCCATCTGACACGCGTTCTTATCATGTAATTTCCACTCACCACGTGTCTGATAACGACGAGCTGAATCTAATAAGTCCTGATCAGTGTACTGCTTGTGCAATCGGTCCATATGCGCAACGCATTCACTGAAAAAATCTCGCCCACGCCTGATTGCACAATTGAATGGACTAGGCTGGCCTGCTAAGCGCAATTCTTCACTCGCAGCTCTCCAGTCTCGCCTGTTTTTAAACTGAGCAGCATGATCCAAAATAGCTGCGTCTCCTAGTTGCGCTTCCGGACCACCTACTTCTGGAGTTAAAAATTTACGAATTTCTGGCATTAAGCCCCGGCGCAAAGCTTGGTTGTAGTAACGCAAATTTTCGCGTCTCCACTCACCAATCGTTTTGTGCTTTTGAGCACTGTTTAGTAAGTCATCATCTGTGTACTTCCAATTCATACGACCAGTATCGCGCAAACAATTTCAAACGCAACACTATTGTTACAAATAAAAAACCCGCAAGCTTTTGGCCTGCGGGTTAATGCGTAAGTATCTGTTAGCCAATGGTTTGGCCGAATGCCGTGGGCGAATTGGTTACGAGGCCGCGGCAGTACATCTTGCTGTTGACACACTTGCGCGCGAAACTCGTGGCGAATCCCCGCTGATGGATGAAGTCCGGGAGGACTACATCGGGCGTGGTGTACAATTTCTGGTATTCGGCCAGCACGTACCCCGTCGTGAGGAACTGATCGCCCTTGTGGCCGACCAAGAACTCGTTGGTGGGATAATGCGGGTCCGCAAAGACCTTCTTGTTGCCCAGATCGCCGATGTAGGTGATGCCCTGCATCTGGACCCGGTTATTCTTGGGCACGAACTGCGGCAGCGTGGCCACCACGGTCGCCGCCTGGAGGCCCAGGAGCAGCCAATTCCCCGCGACCATGTTCGTGGCCCCGAAGATGAAGTTGCTCGCCGTCTCGAACGCGTCGATGATGGAGAACTTATGGGTCTGGTAATTGACGCTCGCCGGGGCGATGGCGTCCCAAACCACGAATCCCGCGTCGGCCTTGGCCCGCAGATCGAAGATCACCTGACGGTGCTTCTGGTACTGAAGGGCGTTGGTCAGCGCGTTGAGCAGAACGCTCTCGGCCTTGATGTTGTACATGGCCTGAAGGTTCTGGTCGGCTTCCTCGCTCCACAGCGTTTTGAGCTTCATCACCTTGGCGGTGACGGGCGTGCTGGAGAGCTTCATCTCGTAATCCTGAATGGCGAGGTTGCCTTCAGAATTGAACGCGTACGTCACGCTGAACGCCGCCGTCTGGTACGCGCCGCCACCGGTGCCAAGGTCCACGGTGCCCGCACCGGTGCCTTGATAAGTGATGGTGCCGACCGCCGCGTTGGTGGCCGTATTGATTACGACGCCGTTGCCGTCGTCGGCCACGTTGGCCGCGCCCACGGTGCCGGTAAAGGTGCCAGGGCGGATCGGAGTCCACTCCAGAACCATGACGCCGGAACCATTGGT